GAGTACATTGTAGTTTACGGCGAATACCTTGACTACAGAGGAAGAGCAATCAGTAAGTTTGAGCGCAGCGTTGTCAATGCGAGACATGTTGCAGGTACCAGATGGTTGGTGCTCTTCGGGTTTGAGGGCGAAGGAGTATACATTGATGTGGGCGCTGTCGAAAGAGGTGTCGGAAGAGGTGCCGGAAGAGGTGATTGGTACACGCTCGTGGTGTTGGTAGGGTTGTACAAGTTGGAAGTACGCGGGTTTGCGTGCGGAGAAACGGTCATGAGAGTTGAGTTGGACAAGGGCGCTGGAGTAGGTGGTAACATATTCACCTACCTTGGCGTCAGATTCCTTTTCTACCCAGATGAGTTCCTTCACAGGGTGGTTGAAGTTGAGTTTGAGGGAGTTGGCACCCGCTTCGTCACCAGTGAATTGGAGTTGTTCGATCAAGTATTCATGAGATACTTGGGCGAATCTGCGGCGCTCATCAGTGTCAAGGTATACATAGTCTACATAGAGTTCCGCAGAGAAAGAAGGAGCCAATGTGGTGTCATCACATACCGCGGAAAGAGGCGCGAATTCAATGTTGATCTTAACTTCGTGGTATTGGAGCGCAATGAGGGGGAGCGCAAGACCAGGGTTGCGGCAGAACCAGAATTGAAGGGGAATGTACAATTCACGAGCAGCAGTGGAGGTCAAGTCAAGGTCGTTGTTGGAGGCACTCATGGAGGCATCTACACCGCTTACCATAGCCTTGTAGCCATCATAGTGACCCGCGGTTTGGGAGAGCTCGTTCCAGATGTGGAGCCAGTCACCGTAGTGCTTGTCGATGCGTTGACCACCGATTTCGATTTCTACGGATTTGATGAGTTGATGACCAACCCATTCGTTGTAAGCGTTGGAAGCACCGAGTTCACCCAAAGATACTTGGAGGTACATGCGGTTGATGAGATCACCGTTGCGGGATACAGTGCAGGTTACTCTGTTGCCGAAACCTACATTACCGTTGAAGGTTTGTACCACAGACTCCATGGAGAAGTTGGTGTGGCGACGGTAAACTACTTTGAAGAAAGTAATTTGGGGGTTACCGGTAAGGTAGATATCTTGAGCGCCGTAGGCTACGAGTTGCATAAGTCCTCCTCCCATTGTTAATTTATTTTATACTTATACATAAGAAAATATTTTTCAGAAAAACGAATGTAAAAAAAATCTTTTCAATAAGTTTACTTAAAACACACATACGACAGCTTAAGTATTCAACTATTTTATGAAAAGTAAACAAAGAAACAATCCGAAACGACAATGTAATTATCAAATATCAAACTCAACTCTTGATATTCGTCATCAAAACATGGTATCTAGCTTCCAAGAAGAAAATGATACGCTTTCCAATTTAATTCAAGAAAAGGAATCTCTTGAATATCAATTATCCAATCTTCAATTGAAACCTAAAAGTGATTTAACTGATCAAGAAATCAAAGATATTATCATTCTAAAAGACAAAATACAATTAACTTCCTCCAATATATCATCTATTGAACAACATGCCGATGAAATAAACTATTATGTAAATACAGGTGATATTCTATACAACTATTATGACCTACTCGAAAATCATACAGATGAAGGTGGTATAAGTCTATCTGTTGATGATGAATCGAACAAACCGACGATTGCTCATTACTTTACAAATGGTAATATTGATACTATATCAAACCCGAAAAATCTCAAAAATAGCAGATTTCATCTTCTTAATAACTATCTTAGTCATACAGATAAAAACTACATCAATAATCAAACTAGCAAAGAGAATGTATCTAAGTGTTCTCACTGTCAAGGACAATCTAAGGATATTTTAGTCAATGAAGGAATCATATGTTGTAGAGATTGTAATACTATTGAATATATCATTACGGACAATGAGAAACCATCATATAAAGACCCTCCTAAAGAGATTTCATATTTCAGTTACAAAAGAATTAATCATTTCTCGGAATGGTTGAATCAAATTCAAGGGAAAGAAACTACAGATATTCCGGAAGAAGTCTTCAATAAGATCATGTTAGAATTGAACAAACAAAGAATATACAACTTAGCTACAGTAACTCCATTGAAAATAAGAGAGATACTCAAAAAACACAAAATCAATAAATACTATGAACATATTCCATATATACTGAATAAAATCACTGGGATTCCGAATCCACATCTCAACACAGAATTAGAAGAAAAACTCAAGAACATGTTCAAAGAAATACAAGTTCCATTTCTCAAGTATAGCCCTAATAACAGAAAAAACTTCCTATCCTATAGCTATGTTCTTCATAAATTTATTCAAATACTTAGAAAAGACCAGTTCCTCAAATACTTTCCTCTTCTCAAAAGCAGAGACAAATTACATCAACAAGAACAAATATGGAAATGTATATGTGAAGATCTTGGATGGAAATTTATAAGAAGCATTTAATAAAACTCTATTAAAGGTAACCTTGTTCTAAGATTTAAAACTAACTTGGCGATTATGGTGGTACTTTGTTTATCATCCATCATACCCCCGCAAAAACCACCTAGCCATTCTAAGACACTCCAAAAAAATCATTTGAGGAATATGCATAAGAGTCTTCAAAAATCAATCAAACAAGATTTAAAATACATTGAAGACAACTGTAATAATGATATTATTGACATCGAATGTATTATTCGATGGGACAGAATAGCTTCGATTTCGAAATCGACAAAAGATCTTCTGAAAAAATACATAAGCTTATAATTTACTCAAAGTACAAATATTTACAGGTGATGGTGTATCTATAAATTGTAATGAAAAATTAACCACATTAGTCATAAATGGATTTGAAACAATAATTGTTGTATGTTTTAAATATTTATGAGAATCTTTATGATACTTTTCTAGTAGAGGTACTAGTCTCATGATTGTTTTAAAACGCAATGTTGTACATTTTGAAGCATCAATATGTAGTATTATTTCTCTTTTCTTTGAAAACATTGTTTCAAAAGATGTTTCAATCATTTCAAAAGTGGTATGATTATCTACTGAAAAAGTAAAATTCATTTCTTCTTTTTACAAAGAGAGATAACCTCTAATTAGATTTTGGAAAACATAGATTGATTGAGTTTGTCTTTAAAATACATAAATTCTTCTTGGATGAACATTAATATAAAATAGAACTCTAGATCAGTCTCTTGTATATTAAATACTAATAATTGATTAACAATGGTCAACTTATTCCAAGTTTGAATGATCTTTAATTTATCATTTTTCAATGAAAATTTTGTATGAAAGATTTTCTTTAGAAACGGTGTGACTCCTTTGAGTTTTAACTTCAGATTTTGAATCGATTCTTTCGTGTTTTTATAATCCTTATTCGAAAATCGTGGGTTTAAGAACTCACTATAAATAAACTGAACTACTGAATTCACATAACATTCAAATGTCGATACTAAGCATAAAGTCTCAATGATGCGGTTTTTTTATATATACAAAGTACTATTGATCTCTGTTTAAACAATAATTCCACAACAATAATTCCACAACAATAATTCAATATGAATAATGAGATTTAAAAGGATCGATTATCGAAATGACGATCCTTACAACAACGATTGGCACTATAACCATTTTAATATTTTGTTTAATGATACTATTACACTACCTCCTGTAAAAGGTACAGGACTGCTTTATTATAAAGGAGATATTGAAGAAGTCATCTTACCTAAATGGAATGAACCCGCAATATTTCTTGGAGCAATCAAAGGTCATTTACCTCTGTATATTCATTGTTTCCATTGTGACTATGTTGGCGTATGTAATATTAAAAGAAAGAAAGGTGCGACACACTATTTATTAGGACTCGCAACTTTTGGAGTATCGATGTGTATAACTCTTGGAACAGATACTCATCATTATTGCCCATGTTGTTTAAGAGAAGTGGGATATGCTAAACTATTTTGAGTTACCCCAATGGATAAGAATATAAATCATCTTTTGTTTTTACAATCGTAATGGACAGTGCTTTATTTATATTCTTCCTTTTTTGTTTGTAAGATATTCCTCTATAGTTTCTTCTATACTTTCGTAACGCATATTCAAAATTAGATGGAAAAGCTTCATAATAATCGATTATTGCCTTCTCTTGTTTAAAAAAGAGATCGCCATTCTCTTGTAAAATATCAAAAAGACCTCCCATCACATAATGATTCATGAGATATTGACAACAATAATTCTTTATAGGTAATAGATCCTCAATCACTCTTCCAACTGAATAATATAACTTTTGAATGCTTATTATTTTTTCTTCTTTCACCTTTTCCACAAAAGGTTGTAGTTCATAACGATATCGACTATCATTAAACAAAAAGTACAGGGATCTCAATGTATCTTTGTTATCATTTGACAGATGATTAGCAATGTGTGTGACTATTCCTGGAGTTGTTAATACTTCTTGAATTAGATTCATGATCAGTTCAAGAAAGTTATTATTCGCACATATAAAAGTATCTTTATATCTTTAAACAATATCATCCCAAGAGTCGACATAATGAGAACATTTTATTAGAAACAACTGGGCTTCTCGAATATATTTTTTCAGGCTCATGACACAATCATAAATGTCTCTTTCATGTTTCGATGAAATTGTTTTTGGCATCATCATATCATCATGATAAACTAGAATATCTTCAGGAATGGAATTTACTGTGTTAGTATTACGATGTGTTATCATATTCCGATGTGATTCTGGAGGACTTTTGTTGACTACCGTCATTTCTTGAATTTCAGGTGGTTTAAGGACATTTGGTTTCTGTAATAATCTTGAATTTTCATATAAGTTGCTAGATTCAATATTTACCCAATCATCATCGATCATGATATGAATTGTTCTTTTAATATCTAATAGTTGGATGAATTTAAGTACTTTGTTTTGTCAATCAGTAATGGTAATAATACTTGGATTGCTCTCAATAGAAAATCAATATCTTCATTCTGTATAAACAGTTGTGTACAAAGTCGCAAATAAAAGTTAGAGCTTCCTGAAGGGTATTCATAAATGACAACATAGGTTTTATACAATTCTCTGAGTGCTTTCATCAATCTTGTAGCAATCAATCTATTGGATACACTCTCTGGCAAACGGACATTAATCATCGATACAATAGTATCATTATGAAAAGGAGACTGAGTATTTAATGATAAACACAACTTTTCTTGTGCCTTCAATGTAAACTCACGATTTCTCTGGGTAATATAGGAATATCCTCCCATCAATTCCACAAAATAAATCGCTTTGTGAACAGATAACCAAGGTGTATAATCTTTCGTTCCTAAATATAAAAACCTAGATTCGAATTCACTCAGTTGTAAAGAATTCTTTTCAGTTATACATCCTTTCGTACCGATGGTCGCACAATCAATAACTGGAAAAACAGTCTCTTGTTTGTCTTTATGGACCCATAAAAGAGCCGCTCCTTTCGGCGAAAAGAACCATTTATGACAGTCAGTCACCCAGTATCGAACACCATGTTTACCTAACTCACCTAAATTGATCTCCACTTGTCCAATTGCATGAGCCGCATCCACTAATAATGGTACATTCTTTAATAAACAAGCTTTCGCAACCTCTTGAATAGGAAGCAATATTCCAGGACATGAAGCAATATGATCACAACATACTAAGTCAACATGATAACCTTTCTTTTCAAGCATTTCAATCGTATTTTCTATTTGATTGGGTAAGTAATTTATTGCTCGAATATCAACAGTAACGGTATGAATATGACACCCTGTAAGTTTATTCATTTTGTTTGCCAAATTCAAAATCAAACCATAAGCAATATCAAGAATGATAATCGCAGAATCTTTATGAAAAGAAAAGGAATTAAATACTGAATTTGCACCAGAACTCGTATTGTCAACGAATACGAGATCCTGTTTTTGACAGTGTAAAAAACTAGCTAATCGATCCCGAACTGTATCTAATTTTTCTCTATATGTTTTTGTAAACCACTCATAAGGATTCGATTCACATTCACCTAAAAGCTTTTCCTGATAATCTTTGACCATTTTGGGAACAGTTCCATAAGAACAATTGAAATTTATAATACTCTTGTCGATTTGGAAATACTCCATATGTAATATATTATTTATAAAATTGTGTATACAATTTATATTAAAAAATTATTAATAATGTCTAAATGTTTGTTTCAAGTATCTATTCTTGGATCTAAGTGTGTCAACCTGTCTTCAAATCGGAAACCCCACAAATGCTTATTAAATAAATCGTTACTACATTCTCCAAAGAACAAGGTTCTTTATCCAAAAAAACATAAGAATATGTTACCTCCACCTCATTCTTTCTCATCAGATGTCTTATTACACGATTTATCCTATTTCGATATATTCACATTAAGCGTTTGGAAGAACTTACTTATGTTTCAATTACCTAGTATGTTGATGTATAGAGCCATGCGATTCTCACTACAGCAAATGTCTTATTTTTTACTATTTAATGCCCTTTTGAAGTGTATTGTGGACATGTCAATGCTAACATGAATATGTTGGACATGACAATGCTAACATGAATATGTTGGACATGACAATGCTAACATGAATATGTTGGACATGACAATGCTAACATGAATATGTTGGACATGACAATGCTAACATGAATATGTTGGACATGTCAATGCTAACATGAATATTTACACTGAATTCAATTCAGTAGGTTGTACCTTTCTCCACCACCTTATACTCATAAAGCAAACAAATAAGGATGTGAAAAATCCACTGACCAATAGAGTAAGTAATAGTAACAGAGTAAAAAACAACACCACATCAGTGCCACTCATATTTTTTATATAGGTACTACAGAATGATAGTAACCAATCAAAATATCTTTAATACATATGCACGCTGTTAATAGAATCACTCCTAAAGAAGGTAATATAACATACAGAATGATGTCAATCATGTATTTTTGTTAAATCATTTATATTAAATCAACCTTAAGTCTAAAAATGCATTTATCGATTCTGTAATCTCTTCTTCGTCAAATTCAAATGGATAAAACTTTTGTCCAGTAATTGTTTCAAACAAATACATGTATCTCTTACTCAATTCATCTACTAATTCCTTTGGTGCTTCAGGTAGTACTTCATCATTGTATGGATCAGAATGTTCTTTAAACCAAAGACGCAAGAACTCCTTATCAATGTTTTCAGGTTCTTTACCTTCTTGGAAACGATCCATATATGTATCTTTAATCCAATATCTAGAGGAATCTGGAGTATGCATCTCGTCAATCAAATAAATATTGCCATATGTATCATAACCAAATTCATATTTAGTATCAACAAGAATCAATCCTTGTTTGTTTGCTTCAAACTGACCATAGATAAACAAATCCATTGCTGCTTTCGAAATATATTTCCATTGCTCTACTGTCATATACTTATTTTTGATAATATCTTCTCCTGATATTGGAACATCAATGTCCCCTTTCGTAGTTGGGGTGATAATCGGACACACCAATTTCTGATTCTTTACCATTCCGTTTGGCAATATATTACCACAATAATCTCTTTTACCTTCATTATAAATTGTCCATAATGAAGTATTTGTAGTTCCCGTAATGTATCCTCTTACAATGATTTCAACTGGAAATACATTAAGTTTGCGCATAATCGATACATTTGGATGTGGTACGGATATCAACGCATTATCTACTATCGATTCTGTTTTAAAAAACCACCAAGCTGATGTCATGTTTAAAGCTTGTCCCTTGTAAGGAACTTCAGCAATAACCCTATCAAAAGCGGATTGACGATCTGTAGTTACACAAATCAACTTGTCATCGGACTCGTATATATCTCTAACTTTCCCTCGCTTCACTAATTTAAAAGGAAGGTTTGTTTCGTTCGAAGAAGCGGAGATTGATAAATGTCGATTACTTGTGGATCTTTTGATATTACAAGATCTATTGATATTGCAATGTCTAAATACAAAACTAGAATGAGATATAGTCAATGATTTCATACTTTTCTTTACCATTTTCTCTTTTTTTTAAGTCTTTAATCTGTAATTTAAAACCGACTCATTCTAATCAAATTACAACACAACAATACTAAAATATTTCAGTATTAAAATATTCGGTTTTAATTTTCACAATAGAACCGAATTTTCTTTAGGTCCCTTAAAACCGAAAATATAGAGAAAATGGTTTTAACATTCTGGTTTTAAAATATTTGGTTTTAATTTTCAAATTAGAACCGAAAAATCGTTAGGTCCTTTTAAACTGAAATTTTACAAATTATGGTAATAGCGTTTGGTTACAATGATTTTTGGTTGTAAATGATTTTTTATTTTTTCATTTTTTCACAAAAGTGTTTGGCAAAATGTTTTTCCCCATTGCTCATCCTTTTTTGAAATTTGTTTTTTATCGTTGATACCAAGGGTACCTAAGCATTACTAAAATGCAAAAAGTTTGGTTCAAACCTTGGTTTAAAAATATTTGGTTCTAATTTTCACAGTAGAACCGAAAAATCGTTAGGTCCTTTTAAACTGAAAATATCGTAAATTTGGTTTAAGCATGTGGTTTTAAAATATTTGGTTTTAATTTTCAAATTAGAACCGAAAAATCGTTAGGTCCCTTAAAACCAATATTTTACAAAATTTGGTAATAGCGTTCGGTTTTAAAATATTTGGTTTTAAATGATTTTTTATTTTTTTATTTTTTCACAAAAGTGTTTGGCAAAATGTTTTTTCGATTTTGAAACACTTTTGTGAAATTTTGTTTTTTATCGTTGATACCAATGGTACCTAAGCATTACTAGAATACAAAAAGATTGGTTAGAATATTGGTATTAAAATATTTTGGTTTTAATTTTCAAATTAGAACCGAAAAATCGTTAGGTCCTTTTGAACCGAACATATAAAGAAAATGGTTTTAACATTTTGGTTTTAAAATATTTGGTTTTAATTTTCAAATTAGAACCGAAAAATCGTTAGGTCCTTTTAAACTGAAATTTTACAAATTATGGTAATAGTGTTTGGTTTTAATGTTTTTGGTTTTAATTTTCAAATTAGAACCGAAAAATCGTTAGGTCCTTTTAAACTGAAATTTTACAAATTATGGTAATAGTGTTCGGTTTTAAAATATTTGGTTTTAATTTTCAAATTAGAACCGAAAATCGCTAGGTCCCTTTAAACTGAAAATATCGTAAATTTGGTTACATCGTTTGGTATTGAAATATTTGGTTCTAATTTTCACAGTAGAACCGAAAAATCGTTAGGTCCCTTTAAACTGAAAATATCGTAAATTTGGTTACATCGTTTGGTATTGAAATATTTGGTTCTAATTTTCACAGTAGAACCGAAAAATCGTTAGGTCCTTTTAAACTGAAAATATCGTAAATTTGGTTTAAGCATTCGGTTTTAAACTAATTGGTTTTAATTTTCACAGTAGAACCAAAAAATCATTAGGTCCCTTTAAACTGAAAATATCGTAAATTTGGTTTAAGCATTCGGTTTTAAAATATTTGGTTCTAATTTTAACAGTAGAACCGAAAAATCGTTAGGTCCTTTTAAACCAAGAATTTAGGGATTTTGGTTACATCGTTTGGTTACAATGATTTTTGGTTGTAAATGATTTTTTATTTTTTCATTTTTTCACAAAAGTGTTTGGCAAAATGTTTTTTTCAATTTCGAAACACTTTTCTGAAAATTATGTTTTTGTCATTAATACCAAGGGTACCTAAGCATTACCAAAATACTAAAAGGGTGGTTTATAATTTGGTATTAAAATATTTTGGTTTTAATTTTCACAGTGGAACCGAAAAATCGTTAGGTCCCTTAAAACCGAAAATATTGTTAAATTGCTTTAAGTGTTTGGTATTAAAATATTTGGTTTTAATTTACAAATTAGAACCAAAAAAATAAATTTGGTAATGTTGGTATTAAAATTGAATGTTGTGGTTGTATTGGTAAGTATAAAATTCGTGGTAATAAAGCAACCATTTATAAGTTATTTATGGTTGTGTTGTTTTTCTTTTTTCACCAACTCTTTGCCTTTGACGCCATTTCTAGATACACAACGATGTGTTTCAGGGTTCAAGATCTTGTCAGGTGGGCATTGTTTTGTAGTCTTGGGAGGAGGAGAAGGAGTTTTGGCTTTTCCTTTTTTCACTAACTCTTTGCCTTTGGCACCTGTTCTAGAGACACAACGATCTGTTTCGGGGTTTAAGATCTTGTCAGGAGGGCATTGTTTTGTAGCTTTGATGGGTGCTTTAGGAGTCTTTCGTTCGATAAGAATAGAATTCAATACAGATTTGGTATCTAAGTCCTTGATAGTTTCGCGTACATACAAATAGGCTCTGTTTCCTTTTTTAACATTAAAACATAGATCAGAATTCGTGGTTTTCTTAGGATATTCACATTTTTTGAGATCAATACAGAAATTGCTATCCTCAGTATTCCAATCATATCGTACTAAGTTACATGGTTTTGTTTCTACTGGTTCTAATATTTCTAATTTTCTTTTCAGTTCTGTAGATTCCTTATCTAGTTCTATTATTCTAAATTTTATAACGGATAGTGTTTGATAGTCACTGTCTGTAAGTTTGTCTTTCTTAATAAAAGCTTCAATCCTTTTTTCGAAGACTTCTAATTTACTTTCAACTTCTGCGAGCTCATCTTTCAACTTTTCAGTCTCATTACTATTCTTTTTCGCAGGATCTTTAGTATTATTTGTCCAACCATTGTAAAGGTACTTTTTCGATTTACATGTAATACCAGCGATTTGATGAGATCTACCACAAACGGTATTATTGAAATTAGAAATCATCATCGAGTCTAATATAAATCGTGCATTTTTGAAGATTAGTACTTCAGGTGGTGAGAATGAATCTACAATATCTAAACTGATAATGTCTATCTTATCATGCATTTTTAAAGTGCTTAAATCACCAAATGATTGGTTGTCTAATGGACTCAATCCATTTAATAAAAGGAATCTATAGCGTGCGTTTGTTTTAAGAAGATCGAATAGTGGTTCATAATTCACAAAGAACATATTGTTTTTCCCTATACGAATATCAGTTACATTTGAGTTTTTAACAGACACCGCATATTTACCCATACTGTTTGCATTCAAGTACAAGACTCTATCTTTCACATTAAGAAATCGAAACACTTGGTCGATATAAGTTGGTCCATTAAAGCCTCTCTTAATAATACTTTCTTTCGCATAAAATAGTTTACCATCAGCATTATTTAACTCCCTTAGTATATTTTCAGGTCGAAAAGCATCATAAAAATGGGTATTGTTTTTTTCATTTACTCGGTAATTATTGAACAACAAGTCTTCTAAGATTTCAATTACTTTTGTTTTTTTCTTAAGCTTCTTTCGAATGTTTGGGAGTTCTTGGATGAAGAAGTTACGAGTCAACTCGCTATAAAATAAAGACATGAGTAAAGCATTGAACCAACAAGTTCCTAAAAACTGTGGGATTGGTAAGACATCTTTACAATAGTTTCTAGAAACAACAGAATCCACCATTTCTTTTATAAACTATGAATAAAAAATGTAACACAATTTAGGCTTAAAAGATTTCTTTTAATCAAAGTTAATGGTGTATTACTGTTATGTGATTGGGAATGCGAATGATCGTACATACAATGGATACACTGTTAATTTAACGCGAAGATTGAAGCAACACAATGGTGTGATCCAAGGAGGAGCGAAGGCAACTCGAGGAAGAGGTCCATGGGAGTTTGTACTGATCTTGACCTCAGAATGTTGGGACTGCATATCCGTGGCCATGCAACATGAGTGGTCGATTAAGTATCCTACTCGAAAACGACCAAGACCAAGGGAATTCAATGGTGTTCTTGGGAGATTGAATTCGTTTGTTCATGTGTTTGAACATATGGAAAAAATAGGATGTGAAAAGATAGTTTGTTATGTCAAAGAGGAGTATTTGGAGAAGATGGTGGAGATCGCAATGCCCCATTCTTTTGTGGAAGTGAACGGGTTAGAAGATATTATCACAACTCTCTAGATACAAGTCGATTCGTTTCTTTGGTGGCATATACCTCCACAATCGCTGAAGATGTGATTCTTCCAGTAGAGTGGTTCTGATTTCTTCATCTGTATACTTTGGGAATGCGTTTCTAAGGTCTTGGTGGATATTGGTGAATAGACCACCCATTCCAATCGTATGGTGATCATTCATGATGTTGATGATCGCATTTTCCACCCAGTCTAGATGATGCATACCATGAAACATAATTCTATATTTATCAACAATATGAGGGAATAAACAATAGGATTCAATGTCTTGTTTTAACTCAATGGAAAGAACCTTTTTGGGTTTGCGGACTTCAAGCACTTTTTCATAAATGTAGTGTTGTATGTCAATTGGTAAATCATGAATGAATGATTCGATTTCCATCTTATAATATATATAAATGAATGTATGTGTTAAATGATTAAGTGGGTTAAAAATGTTTATACACATTAAAAATGGAGTTGGTTGTCATTCTTTTTATTTATCTTTTTATCTTGGTGAGTATCAGTGTTCTCCACCAGTTTGTCAAGAAATCAAAGAAGAAATCCATCCTTGTTTTAGGCGATAGTCATACGAGCGTATTCAACCATATCAATAAGAAACGCTTAATGTCTGATGTCGAATTTAGTGTGGTTACAGTTGGTGGAGCAACCGCTCAAGGAGCTTGTAACCCAAACTCCAAAACGAATGCTTTGGCTAAATTCAAGGATAAGTTAGCTTCTGAGAAAAAACACGATGGAGTGATGGTGATGTTAGGTGAAGTGGATTGTGGCTTTGTAATCTGGTATCGTAAAGAGAAGTATAAGACTTCAATCGAGGAGCAGTTGGACAACTCTGTGACCAAATTGTTTGAATTCATTGATAATGAAGTAAGAACGAAGTATGATGCTGAACAAATCACAGTGATTGGTGCGAATTTACCGACACTGTTTGATCATAGAAATGGATCAAACGAAGTGGCTAATCTACGAAAGGAAGTTAAAGCAAACATTAGAGACAGAACTGATTTGACATTACAATATAATGACATATTGAAAAATGAAACGAAAAAGAGAGGGTACAAATACATAGATATTGTTCAAGAAACAATAGACCAAAACACAAAGCTTGTAGATAAGAAATATTTGCATGAGAATGAAAATGATCATCATTTATCAGAAGCTAAAACAGCCTTGTTTTGGAAACAATGTATGTTTTAGTTAAACTTGTTGTTTTCGTTTTATTCTAAAATGTATTTCAACACAGAAAACTTAAATATGATTTGAGTGTTAAGAATATTTTGTGTTGTTTTAGTATATAATAACAATGATGTTGTCGAGTACAAACACATTAATGTTGATAATGTTATGGTTTACTTTAATGATTGGATATTTATCGTATCGTGTATCAAGAAAACAATTACCCATATTATTCATTCATGTTCCGAAAACTGGAGGTAACTCGATTAAAAAAACGCAATTTTTTAAGAGATGTAAGTATTTTAAACATAAACCTATTACACAAATTAAAAATCATAAATCAGATTACAAATATTCTTTTGCGGTTACAAGAAATCCTTACGACAGAGTTGTGTCGGCATTTCATTACTTGAAAAACGGCGGAGAACCAAATAATGCTGGTGATTTGCAAAGGCAAAAAAAACTTTTAAAATATAAGGCATTTTCTGACTTCGTTAAGGATTTACATCTATTTATACACGATACTCACTTTAGACCACAATACACATTTGTATGTGATAAAAATGATAGGATATTGGTAGATTGTATTTTAGAAAATGAAACGCTTGAACGAGACATTATCAAGCTATATGAAAAAGAAGGACTTCCAGTTGAAAATATACCCAAAGTAAACACTTCAAAACACGACAACTATTCAAAATATTATGATGATGTCAATATAAAAAACAAAGTTTATCAAATTTACAAGAAAGATTTTGAATTATTCAATTACACATATTAAAATGAATCTTTATAAGCAGAAAATCTATCATAAGGCAATCTGGTCTCTTTACTTTCAGATGCGTTGTTTATAATACAAGAATGCTTTTTATATAAGCGTTCTATATTTTTCAACTCATTTGAAAGTTCTTTATCGGTGAATTTATTTATTGGATCGTTCGAAGCTTTGCTTATCGGAAGATGCGAATAGAAAGTATCACCATTTTTTTTATATATCATGTCGCAACCAATAATAGTTGCCGTAAATTGATCAATGTTGTTTGTTAAGAGATAATATAGAACATTAAACAACATTGTTGAGCTATTTTTATGCTTATTATGAACTAAATGTTTGAAATTATGCAAATTTTGAATATGCGTTATTATCTTCATTTTTTCATGGATCTCTTTTGATGGTATCAAGGTCCCGTGTTTATTTGAATCATTTGGTTTATGCCATTCATATATATTTTCCATAGGAATAGCGCTCCAAGCATTATTGAAGGGTATAATTTTATATTCATTATCAACAAACCATTGTAAATGTTTTTCAACCCAAACTTTGATGTATGGTGCTGATCCAACTATTAAGTATTTATTATGTATCAGTCCTTTAATTTTTGGAACAACCAAATGCTTTTTTACTAAATATGTATAATTATTATTTGATGTTAGATTCTCTACACGATGAGAATTATAGTGCTTTATTTTATATAAAGGACTCTTAAATAAATCAATGTGTTTTTTCACATGAGGTGGAACATTTTTAAATTGATTTGAATTTTCTATAATATAGTGTCCTTGACTCGCCTCAATTTTATTTACATTATCCCACTCACTTCTGAATTTATAATCTTTTTTGTATAATTTATTAAATATGTAATGAAATTGAAAGTATTGGTTTGATTTGTACTGATTTTTATATATCATAGTTTCCCAATAAGAATTTACATCATCGCACAATCTGTTTGTAATATAACTTTTTTTGTAAACATTTGTCATAAACCAATTAGAAATCATTCTATCTTTACCTGGCGAAGATAATGCAAAAAATGTTTTTTGTTTTAATATCCAACTGTTGAGAGGAATCGTACAAAAAGTTGTAGCATCTACCCATACACCTCCATACTTTTTCAATAAGTTTATGCGTAGAATATCGGACCTCATTTGGACCGGTTGTATATTTTGAAATTGTTTTTCGTAGGAAATGTCTAAGTATTCAAAAAGATTGTTTTTATCTAATTCAATAATTTTCCAATCCGCATTATATAACTTCCATGATTGTAAACAATATTTACATATAGTTGGTGCTTCATTCCAACCTTGTTCCCAATAAATAAATATTTTTTTGATAGGTTTTTGTTTCTTTATCGATTTTTTAATGAAGAACAATAAGACGAAATATACAGTAATAAAAAACATTACATAAACAAACTTATCGAAATTCATATGATTTTAACTTTAAGAAGAAATAAATAGTCATCATAACAAAATAATGAAGAGAAATATGTATTTAACATATATAAAGAGCAATATAATTTTGTATTATTAATTAAATGTACACATCATTTACTATATTTGTACTTTTTGCTATTATCATCATCGTTAGTTGTATTTTTGGAAAAAGATATGAAATGACCTTCATACATATTCCAAAAAATGCTGGTACATTCATTGAAGAACTCGGTAAAAAAAATGGTTATAAATGGGGTATTTATAACGACTTCACCAAAAAAAAGAAACCAAACAATAGATGTAGTCATTGGCATGTTCCACCTCGTTATTTTAAAGATGATGGCAAGAAGTATTTTAAAAACTCAAAAAGTTTCTGTATATTCAGAGATCCGTATGAACGAATCATAAGCGAGTTTAAATACATAAACAGACATAATAAGAATATTGTGACAAAAGACAACTTAAACAAGTATATTCACTCTTTACCAAAGAAATTTGAAGAGGATAAATTCGCACAAGATTGTCATCTACTTCCTCAGTATGAATATATTTATGATACAGATGGAAACAGATTTTGTGATGAAATTTTGGATTTCAAAAACCTTAATGCAAATATTCATAGTTTAAATTCCAAATATCATTTAGGTTTAAAAGATATCAATACTTCAAAGAAAAATGATACTTCTTTTTCAGGGTTAAATAAAAATGATCTCGATGAACAGAGTGTAAAAATAATTGAGAGTCTTTATGCTAAAGATTTCAAGTTAATTAAGTAGAATTTTGAATATCAATCGAATTTTTTTTTCATCGTTTTGCAATTTAATTAAATTAAATTATAACTTTCTTTATTTTTGTATACCTTTCTTGTCTTGTCTGTTCATTTTTATGGTAACAACCTTTTGTGCCATCATATTGAACATTTCCGTTGTACAAATTTCCACCCGATTCCATAAGTTCAATGTTATATCTATCCAAAAACGGCGCAATGCTTTTAGTATATACCCACGGACCAGTGACGTCAAGGGTGATCCCTTTTTTCCCGAATTTATGTACATCGTATATTCTATTAACCATATTATCGATTACCTTTTTTAATAATGGATGCTTCTTTGGGAAAACCATAAATGCTTGATTTATTTCTCTTCTATCGCTTTTTGGTTTAGTCGATGTAAACCATTTATCCAGATGTTTGTGTTTACTCCAAGGCCATAAACTCAATCTCAATGTATTGTCTTTATGTATCCATTCAGTTAGATTCGTTTTAAATCTCGTTTTAACATCCGCATATATCCCCCCTTGATTATATATAATCACATATCTAAAAAAGTCTGCTTTACAAGCACCACAATTTGAATTGATCAATTTGAACGCTTCGTATGTTTTTTTATTTGAATGGGTTTTAATGTAATTTTCAAGTTGTGAGTCATCAAAGAACACGAAAGTGTAGTCTGGATTGTTTTTTTTATTTTCTTCAATTACTGATTTTACACATTCTGGTAAAATATCATATGATTTGTAAGTCTGTACAACAATTTTTGGTATTGTATATATTTGCGAAGCATAACCAATACAACTTAATAGAATAAACAACATGAAAAATATCAAATATAGCATATTACTCATATATTATATATGTATATATATTATGTATATATATTATGTATATTCATGTATGTACATTAGATATGTCGATCAAAATTTAACATCTGAAAATCTTTCTTATATATCTCGTATACTTTATCTTTGATTGAATTGTTTTTATAATAACTTGTAAAATGCTTGTGATTAACTACATTTGCTTTATTAGTGTGAATAGAACAATTTAATCCGAATGTTTGAATAATTTGATACAATTCATGAGTAATGTTATCAATATTTATTATTTTCAATTTATCTGGAATTTTATCATTTATTGTAATGAAATATGTTTGTGGAAACCAGTGAATAACTTTCAGTTTCATAAATGTATTTTCATTTTCTTTTTGAAAATTATTATATAAATAGTTAACGAAATCTTCAAACGACTTTATATTGTTCTGTTTAAAAATCCCAAGTACTTGTTTTTGTTGCATATCATCAGAACTTTTGTGAACCGCAAACTCATAATTTGATACTAATCTATCATATGGATTTCGCGAAACTGCAAAAAAAATATGTTTCTTGTATACATCAGGAAATTGTTTACTTAATTGACTTAATGACATATGATCTCCACCACCATAATAATCCTGTCCATTTTCGTTTTCACCTTTTATTGTTTTACGAACAAATGTACCAGCATTTTTAGGTATATGAATAAATATGATCGGACTTTTTTTCATTTTTTTAATAAACATTTTATCATTTCTTTTTGATTTTATTGTAACGAGAGTATCTGATAAAATTATTTTGTAAATTTCTATGAGAACAAGTAAAAATATAAGGGTGAACCATATAGAAAATTCCATTTTATATATTAATTATATTTATTTTTGAAATATCCTATTGTACTTCCACACATTTGGTGTATAATACCATCATCTTTGCAGTTACTTTTTCGTTTTAAATGTTGAGAATATAGAGCAGTCATTTTCTTTTTATCAACTATTACTTCTTTCATTTGTACATCAATTGGTTTAGTAGAAGGCAATTTACAGTTTTCCGATGTTAACTGTAACAATGTCTTAATCGCTTTAAATTTTATCACATATGCGTGTGTACACCTATTTCTGTTACAATGACCCAAATAAATAATGTCTGCTTTTTCTTTCTTTGCTCTGTCTAATTCTTTAAGTATAAGATCTTTAATCTGTTGTGGTTTGTAATTAGCTGGTAAATCTATATCATCTTCAAATATGAAAAACCATTCATCTTCATTACCCTTACGATCTATGATAGATTTCCATAATGTTCGGTGAGATAGTATACAACCGTATTGTCCCATACTTAACTTACAATCTCCTTTAGTTGTAGGATAAACAGCATCAACTTCATTTACATTGAACATGTCTAATTGTCGAAGAACCGCAAGAGTATGTGACTTTCTGTACAAATATTTATTAGAACAAATTACATAAGCGTTATATTTTGGTTTGTTTGTTTTAAAGAAAAGCAATAGTATAAGTAAAATAAAGTATATAAGAACCAACCCATACACTGTTGTCCAGTTCCTCAACATTTTTAATCTATCACAATATTTTACTTCGAATCCCGCTTACTCTTTTTCTTGTTCTTTGATGGAGGTGGTGATTTCACTTGTTTCGAAGCAACAATCCCACCAATCGTTGTAGCAATCGCAGCGCCTCCAGACACAATCGCATTCACCCCAATACCAGTACATATGGGACACACCATAATTTAAGTTTATTTTTATGAAATATTTTTTAAGTGTTGTACCAAGAAGGTACCTCTCTTACACTTGGCTCGCATCATCAACGCAAAACCACCATGTATTGCTATGGTCTTACCACCACGAATGATTTGTTCACCCATTTTAACAATATTCCCATAAGGAGTAGTAAGAGGACAATTATTCAAACACAAGAAGAATTTCATTTTTATATCGTTATGTATTCTTGTATACTTATAGTCTAAGTACATTTTTACTAAGGAGATTTGGGTGACTTTTTGGATGGAGATAGATTGCTATGTAAGGCATTTTGGTTATTCAAGAACTTTGTTCTCCGTTTTGCCCATTCTTTTTGTTTCTTCAATAGTTCTTTGAAATCGATACTCTTTGTTGAAGAAGTTGTTGTTTTTGTTTTGGGTAGTGGTGGAGGAGGTGGTGGTGGAAGTACAGAAGCATGAGATTTGGATTTCGATGGGCTTTTCTTAAGAGGACTTCTTTTGACAGGACTTTTTTCATCACACATATTTTGTAGAAGTATTTGTAATTTACTAAGCTTCTTCATTTTACCTTCAAGATCGTGTAATGATTTCCGTAATTCGTTCTGGAATTCATTCTGGAATTCATTCTTCTTATTCTCTTCGATCTTTGCCGCATTTCCAAAAGCATCAATGACTTCTAATAACAAATTCCATGTTTGAAGAGACAACTCGGAGGTTTTCAACAACCATTTGGATTGTTTGTCGATTTGTTTTTGGGTTTCTTTAATTGATTTAGTGTTTTGTACAATTTGTGTTGATTTTTCTGTCATATTTTATCATATATACTCATAAATGAATCTTATAATTAAACCAGTTATCTCAAAACATCAACATCTTGGTTGTTACATACCTAAAAAAATGAAAGCAACTCCTCTTCGAGTGTATTCGACAAAACCAAGAACAATCACCACATCCAAATTGAATGGTGTGGAACTAGTCAGTCATAGTATTGTATACTTTACCTTTTACTATTGTACATTCAATTGGATGTATTATCGAAATGTTCGAAAACAAGTAGACAAAATAAAGAAGCAAAAGGAAATTGATGATAATCAACAAGAAGATTGAGAGAACTGAATGGCACTAATTTATTAGGAAAGATAAATACACTTGAAAAGGAACAGTAAGCACACATAGAGTGGATACACAAGTATTAATAAGAACAAATATGTTGCTTGATTAAACCCTAAATCGGTACTATAGGCGGTGGACCCTGTCAGATAATGGTGTATGAGAAATGTACCATCGACCAATAGAATGATAAGTATACACATCTTAAAAAATGTCTGAAAATTGTGTTGTGCAACACATGGAATCGTTAAAAATCCCAATGCCACAGATGCTGACACCACAGCAAAAATATCTTTTGCAATATGTAATTTCATCTATTATTACTATATATAGATTAAACTGAAGATTAAGAGAAATCATTCATAATCGATAACTCCTGCTTGACTCTTTCTAATAAATCTTTAGAAGTATATCACAACCATCTAGACCCTAGATTTTGTACACCACCCATTTTATTTAATTCTTTTTTTGTGATCATTTGAATGGAATCATCCGAAACATTCTTCAACAAATGGGCATTATTCTTGTTGTTCAGAAGGTCCATTGAAGTTATCAAAGAACATTTGTCAAAAATTGATTTATTACTTTAACTTTATTATGTATTTACAAGACATTTAAATTACAATTTCAATCTTAATGAAAATGATAAATCCACTAAAGTTTTTGATGAAGGAAGTGGTCCAATATAAAGTACAGCACAATGAGATTTATTTGATGATCATTCATAATGAAAATGAATATGATGAAGAGATTTACAAACAAATAGAGGAATTGAATAGGTTAGAAGTATATCTTCGAGAAAAGGTGGACTTTCAAAAAGAGAAATCAATCAATCATGATTTGTTTCGTATCATGAGTTATCAAAATAAGTTGTTAAGATACTTGTGTAAAAAGAAGGGTATTCGTAGGTCACTCGATTATTAAAAGCTATTTAGTTAGCGGGGAAGTTTACGAGGTTGGCACCCATACCGAAGCCAGCACCTTGGCGAGCAGATACACCAATAGAAGGTGCGAAGAGATCGAGAAGAGAGAAGGTAGCAGCGGCTACGAAACCAATGAATACTACTTCCTCTACCTTAGGCTTCTTGCCTGGGAAGAAGAAAGCAGCGGTCGCTACAACAAGACCTTCGAAGAAATATTTTAAGATGCGTACAACGATTTCCATAAGATCAAAGGATTCCATTAAGTTTGTTTTATTTATAATGAGAGAAATTATTTTTTCAAATAAAAAACATATTAAAGACTTGCCTACATTTTTTTTAATATTGATGACTTCAAGAGAACAAATTGAGGAGACTCCTGTATCTGTTCAAGATTTTCTTGACCAAGATGATTCTATTCGTGGACAAAACTATGTATGTATGTCTTTCATTTCACCAGAAGATGTAATTCGTTCTAAAGAGGCATATTTTATCAAAGAATATATGAAAAAATATACAACTCGTAACAAAGAACTGATTGATGGTTTAGCAGTTTTATTTCCAGACAAATCAGATGAGATTCGTTCAATCCAAGAACAATATGACATTTATTTTGATGAAAACACGATCATCGATGACTATTCTACTTTCAAGAAAGATAACGAACTGGACATTAGTGAATTGTATTCAAAAGAAAACAAATATCAAACAAATATTCGCGGGGTCAAGATTCGTGGAACTTATGAATCATTGGAAGAAGCGAAGATTCGAGCAGAAGTCCTAAAGCGTAAAGATAACAACAAACATAACATTTATATTGGTCAAGTCGGTTGTTGGTGCCCTTGGGCAGCAAATCCAAATGAGATCGAGAGTGCCGAATATACTGAAACACAATTGAACACTCTTATGAAAGAGTACATGAAGAATAAGGAAGACAAAGAGCAATTCTACAACGAAAGAAAACAGGAGTTAATTGATCGTGCTACAGAAAAACAGAAAGCAACATCATCTATTGTGGAAGAACCCGAAGGTGTTAATGAATTAGAAACTCCTGAAGATGATATTAAAAAGGTTATGGAAGAGTCCGATACATGGAGTATGCGTAAGATGACAATTACAGATGAAATTACAGATGCGTAAGTAATGTATAAGCGTACACTTTTTAAATGTTAAAATAGAATAAATGAAAACAATAATTTTTTTGTTTCTATTTATTGGGATGTTTATGATAGTACATGGAATTTATGAAGAAAAGTATGATAAACTTAGGAAAAAAACTCAAGTGAAATACAAATTCATTCCAAGAACATACTATGATGACTTCTTGATGAATAATGACATAAAAAATACAACATCTGTGATGTTTGATCAAAAGCCGGACACGCGAAGCGCTGGGTTTCCTGTAAGGTAATTATACTAACTAAACTTTACCTAAGTTATTAAATTAATTTAATGACATTTTCTTTACATTAATGATATGTTTGTTCTTTTTTATTTGTGAAGGATCAAAAGTTTCTTCGTATTCTGCGTCATCTTCTTCAGTCATGGAATTATTCATGATCCAATATTCATCATTACAAACCCTGAATTCTGGAGCTGGATTTGCTTTGTACCAGAATACAGTATCTTCTAATTTGTTACTTTTTGTGGTATTATCAATAACAAGGCATTCGAAGTTTTCGGTGCATTGGTCCATGACTTGACAAAATATTTCAAAAGTTGGAAACATTCCGGCATAGTTGTCATAGATTCGTTTTCGATTGGCTACAATGTTTTCTCTCAATATAAAGATGAAATCGATATTGGTTCTAAGGTTTGGTGGAATACCTAATGGGTATTGCATCGCTATTACAAAAAACATTTTCAAGTGACGACCATTCATAAACAAAGCTCTCACATTTTTGTCTTTTGTCCAGGTTGAATCATATAAACAATCATCAAGAATGATGAATGCTCTGGGGTCGATGTTCGTTTTCCCATAGAGATTCATTTCTTTGTTGATGTTCTTTAATATGATTTGTTGTCGTTTGACAACATTTTGTACAAGAGGTGCTGTATATTCATCATGAATAAACATTTTGGGAACCATATCACCATAAAAATGATTTGCAGATTCCGTACCACTAATTACAGTACCGATTGGAAGATTAGAATGATGATACAATAAATCTTTAATAAGAAATGATTTACCCGTATTGCGTTTTCCAATCATAACAACTACTTTATCATCAGTGATTGTGGATATATTAAATTTTTTTAATTCGAGTTTCATTTTATCCTATGATATATATAATCAAAGTATTTTTGTACTCCTAAATGATTTTTCAATAGATAGAGTTAATAAAAAGATTCAAGTTCTTTAAAAAGGGACCTCATTATCTACATCAATATTCTGAAGCATAGTACCTAACTCACGATCAGCTCCTCCTTCAAAACTGTATGTTTCTGCTCCAAATAATAAAGCTTGAGCAATAAAAGAAAGTACGAAGCTTGTGATTGCAATTGCAAATAACTTTGTTCTTCTATCAGTATCATTCTTTTCTGAACAGCCAATATACACCATAGTGATCACCAAACTAACAATTAATGATATTAGTACATTCATAAGAGTAGGCATTATTATTTTTGTTTGTACAATACATTTTAATGATGGAGTATTATCCCCATCGCTTACTATTTTCCAATAAGAGTTGATTTCGTATTTGTTTGTAGTTTTGTTTCAATGTACTGCTATCAATATCTAGTCCTAAATGTTTTTTAATTTTTTCCTTGTTTTTATGCTCTTTTGTTCTTAAATTGATCTCTTTAATTGAACGATTGACTTCATCATTAATCCAGTGACTGTCTTGAGTTTGTATGGTTTCTTTAATTGTAGATGTAGGTTCTGTTGAATAAATAGTTTCCCTTGGTGATGCTTGTGGGGATGTGAATAACTCCCTTTGTTGCACCATTGGCTGATCCACATATTGAACCATTGGTTGGTCCATAGATTGAACCATTGGTTGGACCATTGGTTGGACCATTGGTTGGTCCATTGGTTGGACCATTGGTTGGTCCATAGATTGAACCATTGGTTGGTTCATTGGCTGATCCACATATTGAACCATTGGTTGGTTCATTGGCTGATCCACATATTGAACCATTGGTTGGTCCATAGATTGCACCATTGGTTGGTCCATTGGAATTGATTGTGGGAAAGGAGTCTCTATTATATCATTTGTATTTTCAAGGTTAGTTTTATTGTATATGTCTGTATAGTTATCTGGATCCTCTTCTTCTATTTCATTACCAATGGTGGTTTGAAGAATTTGTTCATGAAAATCTTCATCCATTACGCCTTCTATGTGGTTCTCGACATCAACAATTTCTCCATCATTGCGAGATTCATTATCTTCATCATTTTCATCATTAGGATCTTCATCATCATCGTCGCTTATTTCATCGACACTGCTACAACAATCAGGATCTCCTCCGTCCAGTTCAATTTGTTTCACATTAGAATGGACCTCTATGTCTGATTCTTTTTTGGGTTGATGAGTAATACGAGATTGTGACACATAGTTGTTCTTTTTATCGATATCAATGTATTTTATATCATTAGTGGTTTTTGGTTCTTGTTCAAGAGAGGTATGTGATGATTCGATCGTATTTTCGACGAGACTTTGTGTTTCGTCCTCATCATGGGTATCATTTGCATCATTTGCATCATTTGTATCATTTGTATCTTCTGTATTGGAGGTCAATAGAATGTCTTCATTCGATTTTTCGTAATCTCTTGGGGTATTTAATGGTGTGTTGTTTTGTGAAGATTTGTCACTATCTGAATTCACAAACTTGGATATGATTTTTTCAAAAGGTAGATATTTATTTAATGTAATATCAATCGAATTCTTGATTGCTTGGTCGAGATCATCTTCGTTCATAGAAGCTTTTGTTCCAGTGTATTTGTGGTACATCAATTGTGGTTTTCTCCATAAAACACGAGCTATTTCAATATAACAAGAATGAATGAATATTTTCGCAGATGGTACAACGACATCCACATCTTCATCGCAATTCTTAAAGATAAGCAATTCTTTTGTAGTCGCTTTAAACACAGCTAATATGAGATTTCCCATCCAATCGCAATGACTACCTTTTACAAATCGATCGTATTCATTATCAACAATGACACTGTTCCATTGAGGAATGTTTGTAAGTGTAGCTTGAAATTCTTTCAATAAGTTCTTTCTGTTTTTAGTATTTTTTAAAGTAGTATCATATAGAGATCGAAATCCTTGTTTAAATAATGGAACAGTTTTCACCTTGAAGTTAGTCAAATATTCATTTTTGAGCTGTATGTCCATAATTTTATTGTTACTTGATTTTTATTTTCGGTTTTTTCTAACACATAGTTAAGGAGAATATAGTGTACAATATGAATATATTTATTGTGTACTTACTATTACTGTTATGTATTGTAATCATAACAATGTTATCATTTAACAAAAAGCCATTAATTGAGCATTGGGGTAACCCAAGAAGAAGCCCGTTTTCATTACCAACCATAAGTATCCCCCGATATTTTAGATCCCAAATACCATCAAGAGCACTCCCACCGGTACCATCCATAGAGGAAGTAGATGTATTTTCAAAATATACTCCTCAAAACCCACATATAACAATGTCAAATGCTGCATTTAAGGAAATAAATGTTGACAGTTTAAAAATTGGGGATGCTTTAATAACTAAAGAAGGATCCAATCTGAATATTGGTTTAAGTAACATAGGGGTTGATATTAACAAAAATACGATATTCGATAAGCCTTTATTAATTGATGAAGATGTTGACACTTTAGCGGTTAAAGAGTATGCCTTCGTGAATGGACGAACTCATCTTGTCAACAACGATTTTAAAATGAAAGACAGGTTATGTTTCTTTGATTCCAATGACACTAATTGTCTGTTAAAAGATGATGTAGAATACATGTATCTTGCGTCTAATTATATTGATCAGGCAAAAGTACTCATGAGTGCATGTATCTCTAAAGATGGTTTACAAACTAGTGGACCAGAAGTGAAAGCTAAAAATATTGCTTTGGATGATGACCAGCTTTGTGTTTCAAAAGCTCATACTATGCCGATCTTGAGGACTTGGGCAAGTAAACCACCAGATGAAGAGACAACTCAATCGGAGAGTGTAGATGATGAAGAAGCACCATCGAATGTGTGTACTAAGGATGATATTGAAATTACTACAACATATACCTATAATGGTAGTGATTTTACTACATCTAATCAAGTTGAAGATACAATCAATGCAAGTGTTTGTACGGATATATGGAACTCATGTGGAACACAAAAAAAATACTATCAAGTGATCCGTTTTGAAAACAAAAATGAATCGGATTGTGATTTTGAAGACATTAGTACAAATCTAGAAGATTCAACTCATACATGTCCAGATACACAACATTGTTGGAGTGGTTGTAAGGGACAAGATAAGAAGTATTTCAATGAGAATTGTTATAACAAAATAAAATGGAATGATGGAACTCAATGGAATAGAATTATTAATAAAAAAATACAAATAAAAAAAAATGGATCAGAAACTTATATCAATGATGATAAAGACGGAACCGTAAAAATGCTTGGTAGAAGAAAAACATTTAAACTTGAATTTAAAAATGATTATTTTAGGTTCGAACATTACGGAAATTTTCTTACAAGAAAAAGTGATGATACATGGAAAGTAGATAAAGATGTCACCAGTTTTGACATTTATGTTAATGACCAAAACAACAAATACTTACTACAAGCAAAAAATAGTGATATTATGAATCAATGGTTAGATGGTGATGGAAATGGATTAAAACTAACAACTCAACCAAATGCGGTTTGGGAATTTTTGTTTGTTTAAAATGTATGCACTTTTTTTTATTTTGTTGGTATTATGTTAATGATTATGGAAAACATGATTCATATAGGATATATATTACTTATTATGTGTTCTGTGTTAATTTTGATCGCCATGGTTACGCAACTTCATAAAAAAGAGTTGAAGGAGTCTTTTTATCAACAATTAGGATTATCAGATTTTTCAAAGAAATTGTTACAGTTTGATGAATCAATGATACCAGAATGTCCTCCCATAACTCCAGATTCTAGAACAAGCCAGGTACAATCAAAATCGGAAAAAAAGATGAAAAAGAAGCCTCCTGGTACAGAAAAAAAATTTGTTAGAGAGACAGAAGTTTACAAGACAATATATGATGAAGTACTTGAAGATGATGATCAAGTTGAAGATGATGATCAATATGATCAAGAACCAGAAGAATGTGAAATGGTGTACTCAGATACCTATCGATATGGAGAACTAGAAAATGCAAGTAAAGATCGATTGCTTCAAGGTATACAAGAAAAAGAATGTACGAATCCATTGACATCATGTAAACTGGAATTTGATTATCAACAAGTACGAAAATTTACACCCATAGAAGATCATAGACCATTTTGCGAGGATTTTGAAAATATTGTAGATACTTACAAATACAAGTGTCCAAATACTAGTATTTGTGATTCCGCTTGTGACGGCATTACCTTTAATGGGATGTGTTATCGAGCTATTTCAAAAGATTTTTTCTTGAGGAATAAATCATGGAGAATAAGAGACCCTCAAAGTAGACGATTCATTAATGATGATCGAGATCAAACCTTACAGTTACTTGAAAATCCAAAATCTTTCAAGTTCCTACAACATAGAACAGGATTTTTTATTGTTCAGAATAATGATGATAATCGAAGATGGGGTTTTGATGAACAGGTATTAAAGAATATAAGGGATCCAAGAAATCATGTTTATATAGAAATGTACACAATACCTGGAATAAATAATAGGGGTCTCATAAAAGTCATCGATCAAAGAGATAACTTTTTGGGATGGTTATCAATTCAAGAGTTGCGTCTACCAGGCGGTGGGTTTGGTTTTGGATTTATTGGAAGTAGACAGAGACTCCATAAACTTCAGTTAACATCAAATCCTATTATGGAATGGCAAATAATCAGAGCATAATTTTAAATGTATATTAGTTATAAATATACTAACGAGGACGATTAATATGGAAGTTATGATCCTTCTAGCAATTATGTGTTGTGTACTATTGTTGCTCATAATGATTACTCAACTTCACAAAAAAGAGTTGAAGGAATGTTTTAATGAACAAGCTCGATTTTCAAAAAAGTTGCTAGACCTAGAAGAACAAGAAGACGAAGAAGTGGAAATTGATGAACAAGAACCCATATACAAAACAACAACAAGTTGTCAATGTGAAATTCCAGACAGGACTGTTTTTAAAGTGGATGAAATTAAGCCAGATAAAACAAACAAAGCTCAATTTTTAGATGATGTCCAAATGAACAGAGCAGAGGTAAGTGGTACGTTGACCATTAATGAAACTCCATTCGCTACTTTTGATGCCACGAATAATAAGTTAATCATTGGCTAAAAAGGTACTCTAAGTTTGGTAATTGATTATACTCGATTACACACTCTTTCTTTTTCTAACACATAAGTAATAAGATGTTTTATGTGATTATTGGTATTATCAGTATTTTTACTATCTTACTTACAACAATATGGTTTTTAAGTCGTGGAAGAAAGAAACAAACGATTGAACATTTTGGTTTTATAAGTAGAATGAGAGAGCAAATTCAAAGTCAAATGGAAGCAGCAAATGCTGCTATAGTAGAACGAGCAGCAGCCGAAGCAGCAGCCGAAGCAGCAGCCGAAGCAGCAGCCGAACAATTACAACAAGAATTAGCGGCAAAAGTAGAAGTAGAAGCCAAGGATGTCGTACCTACCCAAAATCAACAAAATGATGCCATAAAAGGGCCGACCATATGGAAAAATGATAATAACTACAACAACCTTACTGGTTACAATATGAATTTAAATGGCAATCTTATTTTCAATGATGAGGTGGTATTTAAGAATAAGAATGTATCTTTCCAAGAACCAGTATATTTCAACAATGACATCTATTTACATAAAAATAGTTTGATGTTTGGGCAAGGAGGAACAAGTAATCAATTGTCCATGACATCATACAAAGATACAATGAATTATATGAAACAATTGAATACAGCATTTACGGATGATGATTATGCATTAGAACAAGATGATATGGATGAATTAAAAAAGATTGGGTTGGAGAAAAAAGCAGAGGCCAACGAAGAGTGTAATTATTTTGATTTGAATAAAGACCATCAAATGTGTGCGAATAAGATTTGGAGACGATTGCGAAGTAAAGATATTGAAGATGCACCAGTTTGTAATTGTTGTTGTAGTCCAGATACTGATGAGACAAATTGTATGGTTCAATTAATAAAGTCGGACAACAAAGACCCATATGTTTTACAACTAGAAGCGAAAGGAGAAATATTGTACAAACTAATGAATGAAAATACACAAGATGATTTTGTTCAATTAAGCCTACAAAAATCAAGCAATCTACAAACTTGTAAAGTGTTATTTTTTAATGTTGAAAAAATGACTGGAGATACAGATAATAGAACTGGTTTAGTAAAGATCATGTTTAACGATGAATTTGATGGAAATATAATAGCATATCCCAAAGATCTAGGGATTAAGTCTATCAAATTAATTATCGAATAAGATATTAAATGGAAGTGATATTGATAGTGCTTCTTATTGTGATTATTTGTATAATAATGTATTTATGTAAATACAAGTCAGTAGAATCATTTACAGAAGATTCAATTATCACAGCTTCATTGTATGAGACAAATGGATTAAAACCTTTAAATGAAGATGATCATGATCTCCAATTC